ACCCCATCAAAGAACATGGGTCTCATCTTTTCGTACAACTCATTCCACTCAGGTGAATAAGGGTTTATACCAACAGCACTTTCACTAATATCACTATTGCGCAACACATAATCGAACACGGGGCAATAATATTTCTTAGTTAACACAGTCATCACACAGTTCACACTCACAATTTTCCGTGCTGATTTCTCAACAGGCCTGGGCTCCATTTTGTTGGTCACCGTGGCAGCTTGTGGAGGTATCTCACCAGCTCTCAGTTGCTTGTCAGCTTTTACCAAGTCTTTCTTAAGGTCATCGTTAAACCACCATGCATCAGTTTCATCTTGATGCATATACGCTGTTTTCTTACCGCCATATGGAAAGCCCATCGCTGTACTGGTATCAATGCCATGAATATACACTGAATTCTCAACACCATTGGCACACTCATACCAATTAAGAGGTCTTAATCTTTCGCCTGATATCTTCGACCTTTCGATGAATGGTTTGAAATAATCCCTACGCGCCCACATCATCACGTCAGTGGCCGGTGCTGTAGTGTCCTCCAAAACAGTTTTAATGTATTTCATGGAGGAGTCATAGCTCTTGATATTAGGGTTAGCACCAGGCACAGGGGTTGACCAAGTTTTAGGATAGCCTTTTTCCTCGAGATACGAACTGATCGGTGTAAGCACGATCTTATCACGATCTGGATTAAAATGACCTACCTTACCCAAGTAATCAAAATGGTTGTCGTAACCCTCTGGTAAGTGTGCGAGGTTAGACTTTGACGTTATAGTCTGATCCTCGATGAGATGGTTGTTGAAATTTGGCACAGTCATATCTGGCATATGTGCGGCGTCACACTCGTCCATCACCTCTTTGAGTTTCTTAGACGTTATACACTGCGCATAGCCATGTGCAGCATGATTCACTTTGCCCATAAAAATTCCATATAACACAGATTTCTTCTTACCCACAAGTACAGCTGATCCGCAATCGCCATATTTATTGTCACCAGAAAATTGAACACCCGGTGACGAGTCATATGGCTTGCCTGAAACCCGATGTTTTACAACAGGTTTAATATCTATACTTATGACATCTTGTGTGTCATTAACATTGATTGCACCTGTGACATCACGCGTTATCATAGTGCCTAGGTTGCTATGTGGCAATACTGTATTATGAAACCTATTTTGTATGTCAGAGAACTGGACCCTTTCTCGCAGCCACAATAACACCACTTCAGTGGAACCTATCGGATATTCGTTCACGAGAGGTTCGTAGTGTATTTTGATCGTAGAATTTTGTACTGTGCCACCATCAAATGTTGTGGGAGATCTTGTTAGATAGATCACAGTGGGCTTTGTTGGTAAGAAATGTTGACACACTAATAGCCGTGACGTACATACGGCCGTTGCACAGGTGGTAACCACTTTTACACCCTCGTAGTATGACAAATGTACCACATTGTTCTTAACCGACCCAACTAGTTCTGTATCTGGCTGGTGAACGAGGGGTGACATGTGTGCAGTGACCCATTTTTGGTAATAAAACGGATCCCTTGTAACGGATGCAGCGGGTTCACATCGTACAGCGTTCGACCACCGCATCCACACTGTAGAAAAACCGAGACCCATTGCAGCTGCTGTTGTGAAAACCGGTGCAGCATCTCTGTACTGTTTGTATAACTGTCGTGCACCACGTATTTGCAGCATGATTGTCTTCTTGGCAAAATCGTGCTCGACATGCAATTCCCTAAAGAACATGGTAACTGCATACATCATCATGGCACTGCCGATAATAACACCACTAGGTGCGCAACAAGATATCGTTGCATGCAAAACACTACACGCCAAAGAGCATACATCAGCTGCGATACATGTTTTAAGGAGTGCCGCGCCCGTAGCACCTACAATACTCGAGAGCAGTGTGAAAACA